ACACCTGAGATAAATAAAGGGTCGGGTGATATAATTTACATTGACAACAGAGCGACTATTACTAGAAACTCAAGACAAAAAGAAGATGTCAAAATCATTCTGGAATTCTAAAAAATGCCACAGAAAACTAATTTAAATATAAATCCATATTACGACGATTTTTCAAAGGATAGTAACTTTTATAAAGTATTATTTAATCCGGGAAAACCAGTTCAGGCTAGAGAATTAACAACTTTACAATCTATTCTACAAGATCAGATTGAATCGTTTGGTAGTCATATGTTTAAAGAGGGATCAATGGTGATTCCCGGTAATAGTCAATATGATGCAGAATATTTTTCAATAAAATTAGATTCTAATCATTTAGGTATTCCAGTTTCATTATATGTCGATCAGTTAAAAGGTAAAATATTAGAGGGACAAAGCACTGGTATAAAAATACTTATTGATGATTTTTCACTACCAAATGATGCAACAGGCATAACAGATTTAACTTTCTTTGTAAAATATATTGATGCAGGAAATGATAATACTTCAAAATTTTTAGAAGATGGTGAAAACTTATTAATTCAAGAATCTCTTGTCTACGGTAATACTCTTATCAACGCAGGAGATACAGTGGCTAATCTAATTGATGTAGATGCGTCTGCTGTTGGATGTAGAGTCTCTATTGCTGATGGTGTTTTCTTTATTCGTGGACATTTTGTGAATGTATCTGCCGATAAGTTAGTTTTAGATCCATACACAAATACTCCCTCATATCGAGTTGGACTTTTTATTAAAGAAGAACTAGTATCTGCAAACGATGATGAATCTTTATATGATAATGCAAGAGGATTCTCAAACTTTGCGGCTCCCGGTGCAGATAGACTTAAAATAAGCACGACTCTTACTAAAAAAGGTCTTACAGACTTTAATGATAAGAACTTTATCGAGATTATGCGTCTTGATGATGGTGAATTAAAGAAATTACAAAATAAAACACAATATAACTTAATAAAAGATTACTTTGCAAAAAGAACATTTGAGGAATCTGGTAATTACTCTGTAGGCAACTTTAAATTTGATGTTGAGGAATCATTAAATGATGGAATATCAAATGAAGGTGTATTTAATGCTGGAGAATTGACAGATCAAGGTGCAACACCTACTGATGATTTATTTGCACTTAAGGTATCTCCCGGAAAAGCATATGTAAGAGGATATGACATTGAAAGACCTGTAAGTACAATATTAGATATTGAAAAACCTAGAGATAAAAAAGAAATTGAACTATCATCTGTTCCATTTAAGTTTGGAAATAAGTTTCAGATAAACAATGTGAATGGCACACCAAAATTAGGAATTAATATTAGTAATCGTATATCATTATCAAATCAAAGAAAAACAACTGCAAACGCAACTGCGATTACCGGAACAGAAATAGGAAGAGCAAAAATATACGCATTTGAACTTACTGATGCTGCGTATACTAATGCAGCTTCAAAATTTGACCTTTATCTATATGATGTTCAAACATATACAACTTTAGTTTTAAATACTGCAGTATCATCATCAGAACTACCAGATACTGCGTTTGTAGAGGGATTAAGTAGTGGTGCATCTGGTTTTGCTCGTGATGCCGGTGGTAATAGTGCGTCCATACTTTTAGAGGATACTTCAGGAACATTTATTGTTGGAGAGCAGATAAGAATCAATGGTCTTACCACAGTTGCCAGAAGTATTAAAACAGTCACAGCACACAGACTTGAGGACATAAAATCAGTTTATCAGGATTCATCTGCGTTTTCAGGATTTGCTTTTGATTTTAGTGGTGATTTAGTTCTTAAAACATCGCCAATAAGAGAATTAAGTCCTTCTGACGAAGTTCAAATTCAGTCAAGTGTTTTAACATGTGCTGGTAAAACATTTGGATCACTTAAAGTTGGTGATCATATCACTTACAATTTCAGAGGAGATACCGATGCTAGATTACATCGAATCAGTGCTATAAGTGCAGATTTAAAATCACTTACATTAGCAGCTACCACAGCAGTGAGTGGAGTCAATGTAGCAACTTTAGATAATCAGGATGACATATCAGGTGTTCGTAAAGCAATTCCAGTAATTCAAGATGAACAAAATGGATTATTTGCAAAACTAGAAAATAAAAATGTTTCTGATGTATCATTAACAAACTCAGATTTATCGATAAAAACACAGATAACTGGGGTGGCCATCGGTGCAACTGGTGTATTTTCAGCAAATATTACGGATACAGATTTAGGATCTGGTGCAATATTTGAAACTTTTGATGAAGAAAGATATTCAGTTCATTCAACAAATGGAACTATAGAACCATTAACCTCTGATCAAGTAAGTATATCAAATAATGGGCAAACTTTATTAATACAAAATTTAACAACCGCATCTGCATCAAATGTTGTTGTAAACGCAACTGTTCGTAAAAATGATATAAAAGTAAAACAAAAAACATTTGAAAGAAGTAAAAGAATCAATGTAAACCTTACAAATTCTGGTATATCGACAACAAATGGACTTACACAAAATACTACTGCATTTGGATTAAGAGTTGAAGACAAAGTTATATCACTCAATATTCCTGATGTTGTTAATGTCGTTGGTGTTTTTGAATCTTTAACAACGATTGATCCAGTTTTAGATCGTTTAGTATTTGTCAGTGGATTAGCATTAAATACTGCTTCAGTTCTTGGTGAAAAAATTATTGGTTCTGTAAGTGGTGCTGTTGCACAAATTACAGATCGTGTTTCTGCAACTATTGTTGAGATTGCATATTTAACTCAAAACAAATTTACAGTTGGAGAAACAGTCACATTTGAAGAATCAAATATTATTACTAACTTACAAGGAATTACAGAAGGATCTTACTTAGATGTAACATCAAGTTACACACTTGATAAAGGGCAAAGACAAAGTTTCTATGACTACTCAAGAATTACAAGAAACGCAGGTGAGAGAGTTCCAAATCGTAGACTTTCTATAATTGTTAATCATTATACTGTACCATCAAATGATACTGGTGATGTTTACACAGTTGCATCTTATGATGAGGAAAGATTTTCAAAGGATATTCCTTTAATTGGTGATGTTAGGGCCACAGATACACTAGATTTTAGACCAAGAGTTGCAGAATTTACATCAACAACAGCTTCACCTTTTGATTTTGCAAGTCGTTCATTTGGATCTGCAGGTGTTAACCCAACATTAGTTGTTTCACCTAATGAAGCGTCTAAGATAGGTTATAGTTTCTATCTTCCAAGAACTGATAAAATAATACTTGATCCCTCTGCAAATATACAAGAAGCATATACTAAAGGTGAATTTGAAATAATTAAGGGTATCTCATCAGAAAACCCAACAACTCCAGAAGATATTGAAAGTGGAATGACTCTTGCAACCATTGAGATGCCACCATATCTTTATGATGTCAACGATGTCAAAATAACGGTTGTTGATAATCGTAGATTTACGATGAGAGACATTGGAAAAATTGAAGATAGAGTTTCTAATTTAGAAACAGTAACATCTTTAAGTTTACTTGAGTTAGATACAAAAACTTTGCAAGTTCAAGATGCTGATGGTTTAACAAGATTTAAGTCTGGATTTTTTGTAGATGATTTTAAAAATAATTCACTATTTGATTTATCTAACCCTGATTGCAAATCAGATGTTGATTCAACGAGAGAGGAATTAATTACACCAACTGATTTTTACTCACTTAAACCAGAGTTAGCTTTAGATCCATCTATTGATTCAACAACTGCTGATTTTTCTACTGATTTAACATTACTTGATTCTGGTATAAAGAAAACAGGAGATTTAATAACTCTAGACTATGAGGAAACAACATTATTGAATCAACCTCTTGCCTCAAGAGTAGAAAATGTAAACCCATTTGCTCAAATTCATTTTGAAGGTGGTGTTGTTTTAAATCCTAGTGCTGATACATGGACAAGAAATATCATATTAAATGACGGTACAAGACAAGTTTTTGGTGATAGAGATGATACATTCGCATCACAAATACTTGTAAGTAGTGAACCCGATACACATATTCGTTCTCGAAATGTTGGATTTAATGCGTCAAGAATTAAACCAAACACAAGATTTTATGCATTCTTTGATAGTTCAAGTGGATTAGATATAATCCCTAAACTGATTGAAATTACAATGAACTCTGGTGTTTTCCAGATAAACGAAACTGTAGAGGGTTTTGAGGGGTCAGAAAAATTAATATCATTCCGTACATGTCAACCAAATCATAAATCTGGAAGCATATCAGCACCAACCGGAACATTTGGATTAAATCCATACAATACCTCTGTAAGTTTACCAACAACTTATTCTGCATCATCAACTGTTGTCAATGTTGACATTGCATCTTTAACTGAAGAAGCACAAGGTAGATTTTTTGGTTACATAAAGAATGGAATCAAGTTAGTTGGTAAAACAAGTGGTGCAACAGCAACAGTATCAAATATTAGATTAATTTCTGACAATGTTGGTAATTTACAAGGATCATTCTTCTTTAGAGATCCATTATCAACACCAGTTCCTGCAGTAAGATTTAAGAATGGTGAAAAAACATTTAGATTAACTTCAAGTAGTACAAATGAATCTTCGGTAGTTGGATCTCCATCAGTTAGTATTGCAAACGCAACTTATAGAACAAGTGGTGTTGTAGATACACTTAGACAGACACAAGTTGTTATCAGGCAGTTACCACCACCTCCAGCTCCTGTAATTATTACAAATACAATTGTTCAGAGAGTATTTGTAAGAAGAGGAGATCCTCTAGCACAATCATTTACGGTAGATGAAACTGGTGCATTCTTAACATCAGTTGACATTTTCATGAAATCAAAAGATGTCAAGGAACCACTAACTGTTCAGGTAAGAACAATGGAGTTAGGAACTCCTACTCTGGTTCAAGTTCAAGAATTTGCAGAAGTTATATTAGAACCATCACAAATCAATATATCTGAAGATGCAACGGTAGCCACAAATGTAAAATTCCCTTCACCAATTTTCTTAGAGGGTGATAATGAATATTGTATTGTATTACTCGCTCCAACTTCTAATGCGTATGAAGCATGGATTTCTAGAATGGGTGATCCAACAATTGAAACTCAATCATTACCTGATTCTGAAAGTGTAATTGTATCTCAACAGTATATTGGTGGAAGTTTATTTAAATCACAAAATGGTAGTATTTGGACACCAAGCCAGTTTGAAGATTTGAAGGTAAAAATTAATAAAGCTAAATTTACCACAACTGATGCTACAGCATTTTTCTATAATCCAGAATTAGATTATGAGAGTCAATTGGTTCCTAGTTTGAATAATAATGCAATAAAGTCTTATCCAAGAAAACTTAAACTAGGTATTACTAAAACTACTACAAGTGCTACAGTTAACTCATTAGTTTCTGGTGTGAAAATTTCAGAGGGTAGTGCATCTGCAACTGCACCTATGGGTGCTCTTGAAAGAGTTGGATCAGAAATTGCAACTTCAAATAATGCATTATCCATTTCACGAGTAGGTGCTGGATATTCAAATGGTGTATACACTAATGTTGATCTGTTTGCGATCACAGGTGCTGGATCAAGTGCAACTGGAATCGTAACAGTATCTGGTGGAGTCCCTACTGCAGTTTCAGTTACAAGTAGTGCAAAAGGTCATGGATATTCCAAGGGTGATATCGTTGGACTTGCAACTGCAGATATGATATCTGGTGGTGGTGCACAAGTAAGTATTGATGCAATTTCAGGTGTAGATACTTTATATCTTACTAATGTTCAAGGAGAAAACTATACACTTGGTCAAGATTTAGTTATAAATGGTGCTGTCCCACAGTCAGGTGCAGTTGATATTACAAGTAATGAGGTTGTTAGTGATCTATTTACTGGTAATGTCATAGAAGTATCTCAATATAGTCATGGTATGACTGCTTCAAATAATAAAGTTGAAATATCAAATGTATCACCAACCACTGAACCAGCACCTTTAACTGCTGAACTTGGATTAAATGATAATTTCATTGTTGTCGGATCTACAAATATTTCTAAATTCTCAACATTTGAAGGAATTACAACATCAAGAGGATATGTTCAAGTTAATAATGAAATTATAAGGTATGATGCAGTTGGAGTATCATCAATAGGTATCGCAGAAAGGGGAGTGAATGGAACTGCGATCCGCGAGCATCCTATTGGAAGTTTGGCACTTAGTTATCAATTCAATGGTTTATCACTAACAGGTATCAATACTGTTCATGATATGCCAAGTTCATCCTTACTGACACAGAAAAAGGATATTGATAATTACTTTATCGAGATTCCAAGAGGATCTGGTAGAACAGGATTACCTGACCTATCGGCAAATGATATTATGGCCTCATTTACAGATGAAAGATCTGGTGGTGGAACTGAAATACATGCATCTAAGAATATACAATTTAACAGTGTATTCCCAAGATTTAACACTCTTCAACCCGGAAAAACTACTTTAAGTTCTCAAATAAGAACTGTAAGTGGAACCAGTGTTGGTGGTTCTGAGATTTCATTCTTAGATCAAGGTTATGAAGATATTGAATTGAATAAAATTAATCCATTGATATCTACAAGATTAGTTGCCTCTCCTGTAAATGAAACAGCGAGATTATCAGATTTACCAAAAAATAGATCTACTACATTATCGATGAGATTCACAACATCTGATGAAAATTTATCACCTGTTGTAGATACAATGAATGGATCTCTTATCTTTGGTAGAAACAGGTTAAATAAACCTGTATCAGATTATGCAAATGATGAAAGGGTCAAATTAAATGTTGGTGATCCACATTCGGGAATATATATTTCCAATCGTGTGGACTTAAAAACACCAGCGACATCAATTAAAGTTTTAATAAGTTCTGATAGAAAGACTTCTGCTGACTTCAGAGCACTGTACAAGTTATTCAGACCTGATTCGGAAGGTATTGAGCAATCATATGAATTGTTCCCCGGATTTGATAACTTAACAGATACAGATGGTGATGGATTTGGTGATTTAGTGATTGATGGTTCAAAGAATTCTGGTCGTGCGGATTCCAAAGTTCCAGCCAACACAAGCGGTGAATTTGTTGATTATCAGTTTACAATTGATAATTTAACAGAGTTTACTGGATTCCAAATAAAAATTGTATTTAATGGTACAAATGAAGCAGAGGCACCTAAGTTTAAGGATCTTAGAGTGATCGCATTGGCATGATACCGGTAGAAGGGCATAAACATCTCTATCGAGATAACAAATCTGGTGCAATTATAAACTGTGATCTTACAGGATATAATATGTACTTGAAATCAAAAAGTAAAAAACAATCTCAACAAAGTCGTTTAAACGAAATGCAAAAAGAGATTGATGAACTTAAATCTCTTCTAAGTCAATTAGTAGAGAAACAGTCCTGATACTCGGAATATAAAAGTATAAATATAACATAGATCATCATATTATTGTATAGATGGCAGCAGTATATGTCAGTAACCTTGTGATTAACACAGGTTCAACATTCCAACAACAGTTTGAACTAGAGAATGTATCTTCTAATTCTGCCTTGGATATTTCTGGATTCACTATCTCATCACAAATGAGAAAGCATGCAGGAAGCACAGGCATCGCAGGTACATTCACAGCGTCGATTGCTGATGCAAATACAGGTAAAATTCAAATTGGATTGACAAGTACTACAACTGCCAGTATAAAACCCGGACGATATGTCTATGATGTTATTGTTTCGGATAGTGCAGGTGAGGTCACACGAGTTGTGGAAGGATCCGTTTTAGTAAGACAAGGAGTGACACGCTAATGTCAAACATTAAAGTCAGAGTAGGTCAACAAAACGCTGTAAAAGTTGTTTCTTCACTAGCAGGTAATGTTAGTGGAACCCTAGCGGGTTTGTCTGATGTGAACATAACTAACCCTCAAAATGGTATGGTTCTAGTATATGATGCAAGTACGGCTAAATTTACAGCAACTCTTGAGTTAACACCGGGAGCAACACAGAATTTGGACATCAACGGAGGAAGTTTTTAAATGGCCAGCATTATACGAGTTAAAAGATCAACGGGTGCAACTGCTCCGTCGAGTCTTAATTTCGGTGAACTTGGTTTAACCATTGGAGCTGGAACACAAGCGAATAAAGGTGAAAGACTATTTGTCGGTGATAACGCAGGTAATGTGGATGTCATTGGTGGTAGATATTTCACAGACTTGATGGCACATGGGCCAGGATTGGTGGCGAGTCAATCAAACCCAACAACTGCTGCAAATGGATTTGTTGCGATATTAGACCAGAATAGAAAAGTTGACCAGTGGAATGTAGATGACTTAAGATTAGATGGAAGGACAATATCATCTCAAACTACGGATGCACATATAGCGATAAATCCAGATGGATCAGGAGAAGTTCATATACCTGATGATACATTTTTAGGATTTGGTGGTGGTGCAGATGGTTTATCTGCTGCAGATGCAAAAATTGAATACGATGAAAATGGAACAGACCAGTTAACATTTACTGGTGCTGATGTCAGATTTAATATTACAACTCAGTCAAATAGTAAAGACACAGGTTCATTATTTACAGAAGGTGGATTGGGTGTAGAAAAGAATGTCAATATAGGTGGTAACTTAAATGTAACTGGTATTTCAACTTTTGCGAGTAAATTAAATATTACCGGTGGAGTTGAGATTGATAATATTGGTATTTCATCCAATGTGATTGCAACTAGACAAGGTGGTGGAAATCAGTTATTCATTGACCCATATCCAGATGGATTAAGTAATGAAGGTACGGTTATCATTAAAGGTGACTTACAAGTTGATGGTACAACGACTACGGTTAACTCTACAACTGCAACAGTAAATGACGCGATTATGAAGGTTGGTGATGTAACCAGCGTAAGAACCGTACTCACAACTGTTGGATCTGGATCATCTACCATTGTCATCGATTCTGTTGTAGGTATTAACACAGGTGATGTTGTTACAGGAAGTGCAAGTATTCCAAATAACAGTACAGTTCATTCATATGTTTCACCAGCAGGTGGAGTGGGTCTTGGTACAATCTTTATTAGTAATAATACAACTGCAGGTATTGTAACAACAACTCAGTTAACAATAACTCATGCATTTGATACAAATACTGATCGTGGTATTTCATTCAACTATAATACTGCAACTGGTACGGCTAATACAAAGGTAGGTTTCTTCGGTTATAACGATAGCACAGGTGAAAATAGTAATGCACCAGCAAGAGCATTTACATATATTCCTGATGCAACAGTAAGTAATGAAGTTGTTACAGGTACAAGGGGTAATTTAGATATCAAGGGTATCTATTATCAGTCTGGTGATTTCTCAACACATGGTGTTGTATATTTTGATAGTGATGGTCTACAGAACTCAACAACTGCTCCAAGTGCAGCTACAATCACTTCAACTCAGTTACTAACTGCAGTTACAGAAATAGCGATCACATTAGGAAGTGCACAATCAGTGACTGCTGGTGATTTAGTCACTCAAGCAGGTGGTGGCACACAACAGGGTGTTGTTAAGACAACATCATCCGGAACAACAGTCACATTGATTGGTGTAACTGGAACATTTAATACTTCTGCTGATTTAATCCTAAATGGTGCCGGAACTGGAAAAACACCTACTGCTGTATCGACTACATATACTAGCAAGCCCATGTGGACAACGACCATAGATGGGGGTACCTTCTAGCTTTAACAATGGCAAACTCTAATAATGATGTTGATGTAAACACTTTGATTAAAATTTACAATCAAAAAATTTCTACATTGACAAACCAAAATATTCTTTTGGAAGCGAAATTGACAACTGTAATGACAGACTTTAATGATGAGAAAACTCAATTAGCTGCAAAAGCACTTGAGTGGCAAGAAAAATACGAAAATCTAGCAGCTGAGGTAGAAGCAGAATAATGGCACAACCATCATCAAGACAAGGATTAATCGATTATGCATTAAGGAAGTTAGGAGCTCCTGTGCTGGAGATTAATATTGATGATGATCAGATTGACGATCTTGTTGATGATGCGATTCAAATTTTCAACGAGAGGCATTTTGACGGTGTTGAGGAGATGTTTCTTAAGCACGAATTTACTCAAGATGAATTAGATAGAGGTAAAGCAACATCACAAACTGATTCAGACAACACTGCGGGTATCGTAACAACAACAGGCACATCTACTGCTATCAGTGGGTATGGAACAACTACCTCAAGTTTCGTAGAAAATTCAAACTTTATTCAAATTCCGGATTCAGTAATTGGGATTGAAAAAATATTTAAATTTGATAGTAGTTCCATTTCAGGTGGAATGTTTAGTATCAAATATCAATTATTTTTAAATGATTTGTATTATTTCAACTCAGTTGAATTATTACAATATTCTATGACTAAATCTTACCTTGAGGATATAGATTTTTTACTTACACCCGAAAAACAAATAAGATTTAATAAAAAACAGAACAGGTTGTATCTTGATATGGATTACAACTCAATCAATGTTGGAGATTTTATAGTCATTGATTGTCAAAGAATATTAAATCCAAATGATTTTACAAAGGTGTATAATGATCCATTCTTAAAAATGTATTTGACTGCACTAATGAAGAGACAGTGGGGTCAAAATCTAATTAAGTTTAGAGGAGTTAAACTTCCCGGTGGATTAGAATTAAACGGAAGAGAAATATACGATGATGGCCAAAGAGAAATAGATGCTATCTTACAGAAGATGCAACTCGAATACGAGTTACCTCCTTTAGACTTTATCGGGTAATATGTATGGCACTCAATCCGTTTTTTCTACAAGGATCTCCCGGTGAACAAAGATTAGTTCAAAATCTTATAAATGAGCAGTTGCAAATTTATGGGGTAGAGGTCACTTATATACCAAGAAAATTTGTAAATAGACAGTCTATCATTGAAGAGGTACAATCATCTCGATTCGATGATAATTTTTTATTGGAAGCGTATGTCAATACCTATGAGGGTTATTCAGGTGCTGGTGATATCATGACAAAATTTGGTGTAAGTTTGAGAGATGAAGTTACACTTACTATATCAAGAGAAAGATTTGAAGATTTTATATCTCCATTTTTAGATCCAGATGATTATGAATTAGCAACGAGACCAAGAGAGGGTGATTTAGTATTCTTTCCATTAGGATCAAGATTATTTGAAGTTAAATTTGTAGAACATGAGCAACCATTTTACCAGTTAGGTAAAAATTATGTTTATCAACTACAGTGTGAACTCTTTGAATATGAAGATGAGGTTCTTGATACATCGATTGATGAGATTGATACACAAATAGAGGATCAAGGATTTATAACAACACTTAATTTAGTTGGTTCAGGGGTAACTGCAGCAGCATCAGCAACTCTTGCACCTGCTCAGTCTGGTTTTATAAATTCACTTACTATTTTAAATGATGGATCTGGATATACCTCAACACCAACTGTATTCATTTCAACTTCAAGAACCGCTGCCGGTGTAAACGCATCTGCAGTCGCAATTACGACTGAAAGAAATGGTGTGTTTTCTATTAAGGAACTCATATTAACAAATGCAGGTGCTGGATATACAGTCGCACCAAGTATTAGTATTGTTGGTGGAAATGGAACTGGTGCGATCGCAACATGTGGAATCACCACATCTGGAAGAGGTGTGATATCTTATACAATTACTAATGAAGGTTCTGGATATACCGTTCCACCATTAATCACTGTCGCAGGGCCTAGTGGTGCTGGAACGACTGCTACTGCAACTGCTGTAGTTGACACTGGAAATGCTAAATTATCGTCTATAAGACCTGTTAACCCCGGTGTAGGGTACACAGTTGCACCAACAGTTACAGTTGCAGATCCAAATATAATCACTGGTCGTGGTAATTATCTCTATAATGATCTAGTTGTCGGTCAAACATCGAATACAGAGGCAATCGTTAGATCATGGGATGCAGATACAAAAGTTCTTAAAATCACAAATGTTGGAATCGGATCAACAATTAGTGGATTCATTCCGGGTGAAGAAGTTAGAATACAAACAGGTATTGATCCGGGAACTGGACATAAGATTCATAAGACAGTATTCGTTTCCACAGGAACAACAACTGGAACAGTTGGTGTATCAACTACAATAATTACAGGAATTAATACATCTGGAATATCTGTGGGAGCTGCTGTATCAGCAGTTGATAATGTTATTGGGTTGGGTGTTACTGTAATTTCAATCGGTGCAGGAACAATCACTATTGATTCTCCTAGTTTGAATACATCATCAACATCATTAACAATTTCGACTGGAACAACATCGTTTGTTGCATATAATGTTCGTCAATATGAACAAGAGGATAAATATGATGCATACAGTGATAATGATGAATTTGAACTGGCTGCAGATGAAATTGTTGATTTTGCGGAATCTAATCCCTTTGGTACATACTAATGTTAGGCACTTATTTTTATCACGAAATACTTAGAAAGACAGTTATAGCATTTGGAACATTGTTTAATGATATTCATATTCGCCATAATGATAACACAGGTAAATCAATCAGTGATATGAAAGTTGCATTGGCATATGGCCCAATGCAAAAATTCTTAGCAAGACTTGAACAACAACCAGATTTAAATCGTGCAACTCAAATTACACTACCTCGTATGTCTTTTGAGATGACTAATATTGCTTATGATGCAACTAGAAAGTCCACAATTACACAAACATTTAAAGCATCAGATGGATCTAATTTAAGAAAAGTATTCATGCCAGTGCCATATAATATTGGTTTTGAATTAAATGTCTTGGTCAAACTAAACGATGATGGATTACAAATCATAGAGCAGATTTTACCATTTTTCCAACCATCTTTTAATTTAACTGTAGATCTAATAAGTGTTATTGGAGAAAAGAGGGATATTAGCGTTGTATTAGATAATATTTCATTTCAAGATGATTATGAGGGTGATTTTGCAACAAGAAGAGCATTAATATACACACTAAACTTTACTGCAAAAACATATCTATTCGGCCCAGTTGCTGATACACCAGAGGGTCTTATTAAGAAAGTTCAATTGGATTATCATACTAATATGGATCGTGAAAATAAGAGAAGAGAACTAAGATACACTGTTACACCTAAAGCACTTAAAGATTATGATGCTGATAACACTGCACAATTAACATTTAATATTGGCAAAAATGATGTCAGAATTACTGTCACAGATTCATCTAATTTCTCTGTTGGTGATCGTATTGTCATTGATAATGAAATTATGAAAGTTGATGCAAAACCAGATGCAAATACTTTAGCCGTCAAGAGAGGATTTAACAGCACAGTTAGAGCAGAACATCTTGAAAATACAAAAATTAATAAATTAACTACAGCAGATGATAATCTGATTGATATTGATGATGACTTTGGATTTAATGAGACATCAAGTATCTTCACTGATTCATTACAATTTAATCCTGCAACAAGGACAGACTCATGATGAACACAAATTTTAACAGTATTGAAAAATCTTTAAATGTAGAAACCTCTATTGTTAAAAAAGATAATGAAAAACCAGAATTACCAAATGTAGTTCTTAAAAAAGATGATGTTGAAAAAGATTACAAATATACAAGAGGGCAGTTATATTCACTAATTGAAAAAGGTCAAGAGGCAATCAATGGAATCATGGAAGTTGCAGGTGAGAGTGCGAGTCCAAGAGCATATGAAGTTGCAGGGCAGTTAATAAAATCAGTGGCTGATAGTACTGACAAATTGATGGATCTTCAGAAAAAGATGAAAGATATAGATGAAGAAAAATCAAAAACTCAAAGTAATGTCACAAATAACGCATTATTTGTAGGGTCAACGAGTGAGTTATCAAAACTACTAAAACAAGGTATTCTAAATAATAATGACTCAGAAACTGCTGAATGATGAAATCCTGTAAAAAAGGATATTACTATTGCAACACTGATAAGAAGTGTAAACCAATTCCCGAAGGATCAGTTCTTCGTGATGATGGATTTTTAATGAAAGAAACCTTAGATGAAAAAGATAAACCATTTGTAAAAAAATTGGTTAAGAAACTAAGGGGTGGTTCTAAAACACATGCGAAACAAGCAGATGATTTAGAAAAAGCAATGAAGGAAGAAAAGCATGGTGATCACGAACCAGAAATGATTCGTAATCAATTGAAGACAGCAGGTAGAGCATCTAAAAGGATTGTAAAACACTCACGCAAGAAAGACAATTTCAAAGCATGGGTGCAATCAAAGATAACTAAAGCATCTGATTACTTAGATACTGCTGCAGATTATCTTGACAGTAAAGAAGTGAAAGAAGCAGCGAATGCTGCTCAACAGGCAGCAATTGCTATTAATATGAAAAAGAAGGGTAAAAAACCAAAGAACATGACAGAGGAAGGTCTTCGTGCATGGTTTGGTAAATCAAGCGGAACTACTAAGTCTGGACGCAAAGTAAGAGGTTGGGTTCAAGTTGGTGGTAAATATGATGGTAAGCCTTGTGCTCGCCAACCCGGTCAAAAAACAACTCCTAAGTGCGTCTCCTCTGCAAAGAGAAGATCCATGAGTGAGAAAGAAAGAGATAGTGCTGCGAGAAGAAAGAGAGCAGCAGATCCCAATCAACCACAAAAATCTGGTGCAGCTGCACCCACAATGGTATCAACCGATCCAAAAAGAAAAATGAAAGAAGAATTTACAACATTACCTTTGAGACTAGAGATTCCAAA